TGCTCCCGTTCTGGTCCACCATGAGGTATTGCGCGGACGGCCAGTTTGTGACGGATGCCCTCGCAGCGTGCGCGCACATGACGCCGATCACGAGGCCGGCGAACAGCAGCCACCAGGCGAAGAGCATCCAGGCGTAGAGCGTGTCGCGGTGCCGCGCGTCTCGTTTGCCGTTCATTGCGCACCTCCCGGCGTGTTGGTCACGGCGACAAGCCAATGCCAGCCGTTTGAGTAGATGCTCTGCCAGATGAGATTGGTGTAGCTGTCGACATGCTGCATGACTTGTATCCGCATCAGGTCGGTGTGCAGCGCAGGGCGTATGACGGGGATTGAGCGGGTGCCGTCGCTGAGCGTCGCGCCCCAGCCTGTCGCCTGCGGATTGATTACCGTGGCGGTAAGGCCTTCATTGGCGTTTAAAAACGCATTGGCGCCTACTGTAGGGGCGTCCCCGGAGAAATACAGATGCGTCGCGTCGGTGTTGTAAAAGAAAGCCTGTGCGCCGATGGATCTGACGAATCTCCCGAAATGATACGTGCTCGGCATCGTCGAGCCTTCGGGGTAAAACGCGGTGGACCCGATGTTCGTGACCGCCACGCCGCCGATTGCCCAGGGGATCACGGCGTTGGTGCGGCCCGGGCCGGAAATAAAACCAATGATCGTTCCCTGGCCGTTAAACCACTCGGCAGGGCTCTCCACGATGTCTGGCGATCCGTAATGGTAGGCGCGCAGCGCGGCTCTGGCGGCCTCGTTGGTGCCGGAGACGCGCAGGGCGGCCTCGTTGGTGAGGGCCGCGCGGAGGACGGCGTTCGTGCCGTACAGGGCTGCGAGCCCCGCGGCGTCGCATGCGGCCCTCAGGGCGGCCTCGTTGGTGATGGCCGCGCTGATGACGGCGTTGGCGGCGTTGAGCGCGGCGAGCGCGGCCGCGTCCTGCTCGTTGGTCACGACCTGCGCGGATGCCGGCAGGCCGCCCAGGCGCGCGGTCTGTGCGCGGGCGGGCAGGCTCGCGCACAGCGCGATGGCCAGCGCGGCGGCGGCGGTTGCGGTGCTGCGGTGGTGCATCATTCCCCCTTGAGGATCGCGATGATCTGGTTGAGTTTGAGGTTGATGGCGTCGATGCTGGCCTCCGGGAGCAGGGACGCGACGGCGGCGAACCGTGCGGCCAGCGCGTCGAGCAGCGGGCCGGGCGAGATGAAGGCCGGGTCGAGCGTGCCGTCCGCCCGCGCCGCCACGATGCGCCCGGCCGCGGGCGCGCCGCCCGTGGTCGCCGCCGGCACGATCGCCACGCGGTTCGCGTCGGCGTCCCACACGGCGTAGCCGAGCAGGGCGTGGTCGGCGGTCTGCACGGCCAGCCGGCCGCCCGTCAGGACCAGCGTGTCGGCGTCCTGCGCGGTGCCCGCGCAGAGCGCGATGCCTGCCGGGGCCTGGGCCAGCGGATCGCCCGCCGCCTGCGGCAGCCAATAGGCCGCGCCGGGCGCGAGCCCCCACCCCGGGATGGTCACGGCGCCCCAGCGGACGATGCGCACCAACGCGCCGGAATCGGCGTGGCCGAGCGCGATGCCCGCGAAGCGCGCGTGGTCGCCAGCCCCGCACGGCTGCGCGAGCCCGGCGGCGATCATGCACGGCGTGCCGGCGTCGATCTCCGCGCCGGCCTCGATCTCCAGCGGCCCGCCGGACGCCTGGATGTCGGAGCCCTCGCCCTCGGCGCAGGAGTCGACCACCGGGCAGCAGCCCGCGCCGAGCAGGTTGCCGTCGGCGTCCTTGAGCCGCATGCGGAAATCCGCGCAGTCGTGGCCCGGCCGCGCGGCGAACCACGCGGTGAGCGCGGACGCGCGGGTGTCGGTCTCGCACGCGCCCGACGCGACGTCCCATTCCGCGAGCGCGGCGTCCGTGCCGGGGGCGTGCAGGCAGAGCGTGCCGGCCGCGAGCGCGTCGCCCGCGGCGGACTCTACCGCCACCGTCTCGACGCTGGAGAGCCCCAGCGCGCCGTTGATCGTGGCGGTTTTCCTGTCGCGGTCGTAGGTGATCTGCAGCGCCATGTTTCATGTCCTCCATGCCCCCGGCGGGGCGCGTTACTGCGGTTTGCCCCGCGCGGCCTTGGGCGGCGCGGCCTTGGGCGGCGTGTCCGCGCTGTCCGCGGGCGCTTCCCCTGACGCCGCGTCAGGCGTCGGAACCGCGTCCTTGGGCGGCACGGCGGCGCTGGGCGCGTCCGTGCCGCCCGCGCTGAAGACCGCGTCGAAGAGGTCTGCGAGCGGCTTTCCCGAGAGGGTGTCCGCGACGGGCGCGCCCGCGCCCTGCAGCTTGGCCCGCGCCTGCTCCTCGGTGAGGCCGTTGGCCAGCCTGGCGGGTGCCGGACCGTTCGCCTGCGCCGGGACGCTGCCCGGCGCAAGGTTGAAGTGCGCGGCCAGCGCCTCGCGGTCGGCGGGGGGGAGCGCCCCCGGAGAGGCGATGTGCACCGCCTCTCCGGGGCGGCGCGCCGTGCCCAGCAGGAACGTCCGCGCGTGTCCGGGTTTAAGTGTGTAGACGGGCATTCCGGGCCTCCTTTACAGCGCCGTGTCGAGCGAGGGCGTGATGCCTGCGAGGATCTTGCCCGCGCCGGTGAAGCTGCCGACGGCCGTGTAGGTCAGCCGCAGGTAGCGCTTGACGCCGGCCGGCAGCGGCTGCGGCTTGACGATCCAGCCGTCCGCGTTGATGTCGGCGATCGCCCGTGTCGGATACGTGACCAGGTCTTCGAAGTTCTCGCCGTCGTCGCCGGTCTCCAGCTTGGCCGCCATGCTGGTTCCGCCCGCCACCGCGCCGCCGTCGATCTTGGCGAACACGTTGAGCCTGCGGGACAGGTCGTCGCCGCAGTCTTTGAGGTCGAGGATGTTGGCGCTGGCCGCGCTGGCCAGGTCCTGCGTCTCGCTGAACATGAGGTTCTTGTCGAGATTCATTCTGTGGTTCCTTGGGGTTTCTTGCTGTTGATCCCGCCCCAGCCTCCAGGCCCCGGGCGCGAACGCGGGGGCCGGGAGGGGGGACGGAAGGGTGTGGCTTACGTCGCGGCCGGGACGACCGTCTCGTTGACTTCGAGGCACTCCAGCTTGCGGACCGGGATGCCGTCGAAGTGCATGACCTCCTGGCCGCCGACGTCTTTGAACGTGAAGCTCGTGACGAGCACCTGGCGGCGCGTCTTGACAGCGAGCCACTCGTAGACGCTCTCGGGCATGTAGAACACCGGCTTGAGGCCGCCCGTCTTGACGCGCGTCTTGAGGCGCAGCATGTCCTCGCCGATGTCCTTGTCCAAGGTCGAGAGATTGTTGCTCTCGATGTTGCAGATGCGTCCGCAGGACCTGAAGTCCTTGACGGTCAATCCTGTCCTCCACTTAAAGAACTGCTCCTTCACCTCGAGCCGAGCGCCGTCATCGGTGACCGTGATGGTGTTCTCCTTGACGGGGCCGCGCTCCAGGCCGCCCTTGCTGCCGCGCGGATAGTGCAGGTACGCGCCCCGACGGCCCCAGCCGATCAGCCAGATCGAGCGCAGGGCGGTGTTGGACGCGCTGGTCGAGCGGGCCGAAGACTGGATGCAGTAGTGGGCGCTCGTCTTGGGGTCAAGCCCGCCGAAGGCGTTGTAGATGGGCGCCAACCCGTTGAACTTCTTGGCGTTGACCTTGATGTTGCCGTAGAAGATCGCGTCGGAGACCTCGTTGCCCATCGCCTCGGCATGCGAGAACGCCTCGTCCAGCATCTCCTCGGCGCCGTTGGGCGAGTCGTCGATCAGCTCCTTGTCCACCTGGATCAGGCTCTTGAGCGTGCCGATGGCGTTGGACACTTGCTTCTTGCTCCCTTTGGACGGCTGGACGCCTTCGTAGTAAGCCGTCCACGTCGCGTCGGGCAGGCCCGTCCGGATCGTGGTCCGGTCGTTCTCCCGCCCGTTCGCCTCTTTCACCACCGCGTCCGCGAGCAGCTCGGAGTTCGCCTCCAGGACCAGCTCCACGATGTCGCGGTCGAACGACCCGTCCTCTTTGAGACCGTTGTACAGGTCCCGCAGCGTCGGGTTGCGTGTTCCCTTGATCGCCATGATTCATTTCCTCCGTTGCCCCCGCGAACAGCCGCAGGGAGATTGTGTCATTTGCCGCCGTACATGCGGTCGGCCAGGGAGCGCTCGGCCGCGCCGCCCTTGTCGCCGCCGGCCGCGCCGTCGCGCGTGAGGCCCCGGCCGATCTTGGCCAGCGCCTCGATGATGTCCGGATCGCTGCCGAAGGCCTCGACGCGCGCGAGCCTCTGGAAGAGGTCCTTGCCGAACACGTGCTCGCCGCCGCGGCGTCCCTCGGCCGCGAAGCGCTTGATGTCGGCCCCGAAACGCTTGCCGCACTCTTCGCGCATGGACTTCATGACCGCGCGGTCGGCCTCGTGCGCGGCCCTGTACTGCCCGCTGACGTGCTTGGCGTAGGCCGCGATGATCTCGTTGGCGGCCGCGTCGCCGATCTTGTGCTTGATGAAGAGCGGGGCCACCGTCTTGAGCGCGCCGTCGTCCCATGCCGGGGCCGGGCCTCCGTCGCCGCCGTCCAGGTCGATCTTTTTGATCTTCGCCAGGTACGCGTCGATCTCCTCGGGCTTCACGTCGGGCGCGGCGTCTTCCTGCTTCTTGCCGTCCTTGCCGTCCTCGGCCGCGCCGGCGTCATCCTCCCCGGCCAGGAGCGAGCCTGACGCGCCGCCCTTGTCCGCGCCGCCCTTGTCCGCGCCGCCCTTGTCTGCGCCGCCCTTGTCAGCGCCGCCCTTGTCAGCGCCGCCCTTGTCAGCGCCGCCTTTGTCGGCGCCGCTCTTGTCAGCGCCGCCGTCCAGGACAGAGCCGCCCCCGCCCGCGCCCCCGCCGTCCCCGTCCTCCGGGGCCATGAGCGTGTATCCGAAAACCTTCTTCATCGCGTTCCCTCCGTCATCCTCTGCCGCGCGGACTGGATCTCTTCGTTCCAGCGGCCGACGCGTTCGTTGTTCTCCTGCATGGCGCGGGCGACCGCCGCCTGCGCCGCCCGGTTGCACGCGCCCAGCAGGTCGGCCCCGGCGTCGCGCCGCCCGGCCGCGTAGGCCAGCCGCACCGCGTCGCCGTCGCCGCAGCCCGTGCGCTGCCACACGCCGCTCTTGGCGAGCAGCCCCATGAGCGCGCGGCGTCCCGCCGGCGTCTCCAGCACCGCCGCGATGTCCGCGTCGAGCTGCGCGTTGCGCTCGCGCGCCTGCCTGTCCAGCACGTCGCGTAAAGTAGTTTCGTCGGTCATAGCATCCCCCCGCCGGTCGGCCCGGCCGCCCCGAGCAGCGCCTCGAGCGCGCTGGTGCCGCCGGCCGGCGTCTCGCTGAGTTTCTTGGCGGCGTCGGCGTAGCCGGGCGCCTGCCGCCCCAGCTCCGCCTGCTGGGCCGCCTGCATCTGCTCGCGCGCCGCCTGCGCCCGCGCCTCGCGGATCTGCTGCACGTCCCTGTCGGAGCGCACGCAGCCGCCCGGCACGGCCAGCGCCTGCGCGGCCTCGTCGAGCATCTGGTCGACATCGATCTTGTCGGCGGCCTCGGGAGACACGGCGAGCAGCCCGCTCGCGAATTGCGAGAACCGCATGATGCCGCCCAACCGCGCCTCTTCCTGCTGGCGCATGTGCAGCGTGCTCACGTACTCCGCCTGGAACTCCGCGCCGGCCATCGCCTCGGGCGGCTCGGGGATCAGCCCGGCCTCGGCCATGACGGCGAACACCGCGTCGATCAGCGGATCGAAAAGCCCGTGGTTCAAGTTGGTCAGGACCGGCCCGAGCAACGAAATTTTTTCTCCGGACATCTCCTCGACCTGACGCGCGGTCATCTGCGTGTCCGATGTGTTCGCGACGGTCAGGATCGCGTTGAACAGGTCGGCGTAGAACACGCGGCGCAGCCGCGCCTCGACCTGGGAGATTTTCATTTCGACCGCCTGCACGTCCGGCGGCTGGTCGATGAGGCTGTGCAGCGAGCGGTCGCGCCCCGTGCTCTCGGGATAGTAGGTGATGCCGCCGGGATAGGTGTTGACCGCGCGGCCCTCCATGCCCTCGGGCGCGGCCAGCGGCGGGTCCACGCGCTGGGCGATGCCCTTGAGCGAATCGAGCTCCAGCCGGTACAATTCCAGCACCTCGGGCATGCCGATGCGCCCCGGGCCGGTGCCGTAGACGCCGTCCAGGACGTCCCAGCGCGGGCACAGGATCGGGTTCCAGCCGTAGCCGCGGATGTCGATCACGCCGGCCGTGTCCTCGCCGCCGCACTCGTCGCGCGTCTCGGACCACCACACGGACGCGAACGGCGTTTTTCCCCGGTCCAGGTCGGGGAATCGTCCGCCCGCGTTGGGGCACACCAGGTTCCAGAGCGCGAAGCGCCGCTCGTCGCTGCCCGCCTCGCAGGCGCGGGCCGCGCTCTCGGGGCAGCGCTTCTCGCCGAACTCCTCCAGGATCTCGCGCGCGGTCATCGAGACGCGGCGCAGCAGCACGTCGACGCGCCCGCGCCGCGTGCTGCCGATCCAGAACGCGCCCGTGTCGATCACGCGCACGTCGAGGATGTCCTCCGGATGGTCGCCCGTGACCAGCGCGGCCCCCTGGCCGAAAAGGACCGCGTGGTGGAAGAGCTGGCCGACCGCGCCGTAGGCGTTGCTCTGGTCGAGCAGCGCGGCCATGCCGCGCGTCACGGCGTCGAGCCACTGCGTCCACGCCGGGTTCTCGGCCTGCGCGCGGTCCTGCCCTTTGAGCCGCAGGCGGAACCACTGCCGCGACTCGTTGGCCGTGCCCGACTTCATGGCCGCCGCCATGCGCCGCAGCTCGGTGCGCGGCGTGGAGGTCAGCAGCTTGCGGTCGCGGCGCGGCGCGGCGCGGCGCTCCACGTCCGGATCGTCCTCGAAGAGGGCGCGGCCGAGGTCGGGCTCGTAGTGCTCGGAGAGCGTCTTCCAACCGGCCTCGTGCGGCTCGCGCTCGCGCTTGAGCGAGGCGGCCCGCTTGTCGAGCCAGCCGCGCAGCGCTTCGAGATCTGTTCGGGGGAAGAGCTTCATGTTAACCGCCGATGGTCTTGCTCCCGGCGTCGGCCGGCGTGTCGAACCGCGTGAACGTGGAGGCCAGCCCGCGCCGGAGCGCCTGCTCGCGCGCCGCCGCGTCGGACGCCTCGAGCGAGCGGCTGGCCGCCTCCTTCATGGGCTCCTGCGGCGGCGCGGCTTTAGGGACACTTGGACTGCTGCACATGGCCGGCCTCCAGTTACTCGTAGTACCAGTAGCCGACGGCAACCGTGCCGTTCGTGACGCCCGCGGACGTGACCGTGAGCGTGTCGCCCGTGCGCCACTGCCCGTTGGTCGCCGCCGCCGAGCCTGTCGCGGCGCTGACGGCGGCCGATGCGTTGCTGACCGCCAGCGTGCCCAGCGGCGTGGCCCATCCGTCGGCGCCGCTGACCAGCGTCACAACGGACGCGCAGTTGCTGGACGCCGCGTCGATGCGGTTCCACCGCACCCACTCCACCTGCCCGCCCTCCGAGGCGTACATCGTCACCTCGTTCGTGCCCGCCGCCGGGATCACGTCGACGCGCCACTTCCAGGACGGCGGCGCGCCCAGAACGCTGTGGACCAGAACGGTCAGAGAGACGATGGCGATCATGATCGCCGACAGTTTCATGCCTAAACGCTTCATCTGTAACCTCCGTGCTCGGTTGTGAAATGCGCGGCGGTCCGCGCCGGATCTTCCTCACGCGATTCTTATCGCACAAATAAAAAGAAAAAGCTATAGCCTCGTTTTGGTTGCGTTCCGTCCGTTTCCGCGCTTTTAGGTTCGGTGAGCAAAAAATCTTTCGCGCGTGTCAGCGCTGACGCCGCTTGCGCTGCCACCGCCACCCCGTGACCGTCTCGCCGGTGGCCGGGTCCGTTTCCTCCGCGCGGCGGAATCCGCGCCGCTGCAGCGCGGCGGAAACAACCGGATTGAAGACCTCCCACACGCACACGGCGTCATAGCGGGCCATGCAACGCCTGAGAAACTCGCCGAGACAGCCGCGCCCGGGCGTTCGGCAGAACACGGCCAGCACGTCGAGCCGGTCGCCGCTCACGCGGGCGAGCCCCTCGATGCCGGCGGGCGACACGAAGCGGCTGTATCCTGTGCCGAGCTGATCGCCGACGGCGTCGGGCCGCCACTCGGAAAACACCCTGCTGCCTGCCTTCATTTTCATCCTCCGTTGCCGGTTATCGGGCCGTTGTCACTCTGAAAAACCCGAGCGCCCCCCTGCACGGCGTGTTGGGCCGGACAGAGAAAGCCTCTGTCCGGCCCGTTTCCTCACAGCTCGATCCGCAGCAGAAGGCCTTCCATCGCATTTCCCGTTGCGTTGGCCTGATCGCAGAAATGCGACATCGATTCAGCAAGCGGAACCAAGGGAGCCCGTTCTTTGTCGTTCGGAATTCCGCACAGGCTGGGCTTGGGCTCCCCCCGTAAAATCGGAGCGAGGGCGTGTTCGAGTGCGTCACGCAACTCGTTCAGTCTCGCAAGCTCCTTTCCCATTCTCGCAAACTGTTCTTGCGTCTGTGTGCTACGGCACGGCTCACCAAGTTTCACAGGTGAATCATTCTTCTGGGGTCCGATTCCCATACTTCCGCTCATAGGTCCATACATGATCTTTCCTCCGCCCCTGTTGTTTCGTCGCGCTGTTTGGGGCCACTCAGCGCAACGGAAAATTGCCCAACCAAGCGCCCTAGGCAACGGCTGCGCCGTGCCTAGGCTCACGTGTTGGGCTTCATAAACACAATCCAGTGTGTTCCGCTCTTGCGGCCGCTGGTGTTCCCGAAGAGCGGAAGCTCAGGAGTCAGCGCCAAAACCTCACGCACTTTCACTTGCGTTTCGGACCACTTGAACACGAGCACGCCCAGAGGCCTCAGCACTCTGAAGCACTCCGCGAAACCGGCCCGCAAGTCTTCGCGCCAGTCAGGACCCATCTTCCCGTACTTCGCAGCCATCCAGCTTTTTGCGCCGGCACGCACCAGGTGCGGAGGGTCGAACGCGATCAGGTGGAACGTGTCCGAATCGAACGGCATAGCCCGAAAGTCCAGGTCAACGTCAGGCTCGATCCGCAGCACGCGCTGGCCGTCTTCTCTTCCGTGCGACGTGTCCTTTATCGACAGCGTCTCGCGACGCCGATCCCCGAACAGCACACGCTTGTCGTTCTTATCGAACCACCACATGCGCGGGCCGCAGCACGGATCTAAGATTGCCTTTTCCATATTGCCTTTTCCATTAGGTTCGGTGAGCAAAAAATCTTTCGCGCGTGTCAGCGCCGACGCCGCTTGCGCTGCCACCGCCATCCCGTGACCGTCTCGCCGGGGGCGTTGTCACTCTGAAAAACCCGAGCGCCCCCCTGCACGGCGTGAACGGGAGCGGCTTGGCGTTGTCGAGCACAAAGCCGTAAGGCCCCGTGAACCATTCGGACCCGTGATGCGTGACGCAGTCCACAAGCTCGGCCTCGCCGACGATGCCGCCTCGGCATAATTGCGGGCTGTCAAACATCGGCAACGCCTGCCATATCGTCATCCCCGTAGACATGACAAACAAAAGGCATGCGTCATACTCAGCCCGCGTCATGCCTTTGGCGGCGTGTATAAGGAATCGGCCGCGGTAGCCCGTCGGCCACGTCCTGTTCTCGATATTCTTCCAGCCGTGCGCGACCAGCCATGCCCAGGGCTGCCGGATCGAAAGGCACGGCGCCGGACCGCCCGGCCCTGTGTCCCCGCTCATTTCGCCCCGCCGTTTAGCTTCTCCCATCTTGCACCTCCTCGTTTTGGTCATTAAGTGCGTCTTTCTTCACCCGAACGGGTCCCACTCCCCGTTGCTCGCCGCCCCTGACGCCGCGTCAGCCCCGGGCCTCTCCTGGGGAAACCGCATGCCGGCGCAGGCGGGGTGCGCGACGTTCGCCAGGCTGTCCAGCATGTCGTCGTGCGACACCACCGGATAAACCGAATATTCGTCCGTGATGAAATCCTGCACCAGGTCGCGCGTGTCGCCCGCCGCCGTCGGGTAGAGCAGCCGCCTGGGGAACCACACGCGGGCGGCCTCGAAGAGCGGGACAAGCCAGCCGATGCGGTCGGCCTTCGGCACCCTCTGCGGCACGTCGACGATGCGGAAGCGGTAGTTCTCGCGCTCCTGGATGTCCCGGACGTGCGCCGTGTCGCTCATGGCCCCCACCTGCTCCCAGTAGCAGCAGAGCGGCCGCCACCTGCGGTGCAGGGCGAAGAGCGCGTCCGTGCGCTCGGCCAGGTTCAGGCGGTCGCGCACGATGTCGAGCACGTAGTAGTTGCGGTCGGCCGCGAGCCCGACAACCCACATGGTCGTGTAATCGTTCTGCTTGCGCTTGGCGTTCGCGCTGTCGATGATCACGTACACGTTGAGCCCGCGCCGGTCCGGCTGCCGGTCGTAGTACATGAGCCAATCGTCGCGGAAGAGCCGCACGCCCTCGCCGACCGGGTCCTGCATCATCTGCGCCGCGTAGATCCGCGCGCCCATGTCGCGCCGCTTTGCGTCCAGCGCATCGGGCGAGAGCAGCAGCGGGCGGCCCTCGGCGTCCACGCACACGCGCCGGCGCTCCCGGGCC